CTCTACTGGTCTTGCAACTAGTGGAGGTAGTGGAACTAGTTTGACTGTGGATCTCACAACATCTGCTGGTGCGATTACTGGACTTGCCATTAATACACCTGGTACAAATTACACAACCTCTGACACCATCACTATCACTAACCCGAACGCTGGTGGTGTAAATGCATTTAACTTTGGATCTCTTTCTGCTGGTACTAACTATGTTTCCACTAACAATGTGTTAACCACTGGTGGTAGCGGAACTGGATTGAGAGTTAACTTTACTGCTGGTTCTGGTAACGTTACTAACGTGACTGTGGCATCGGCAGGATCTGGATATGTAAATGGTGAGACAGTCACCATCCCGAACAATGGTGCTGCCAGTGCATCTATCACTGCTGCTGGTACTGGTTATAGCGTTGACAGTCTCGTATCTACCTCAGGTGGAACTGGATCTGGTTTGACAATCTCTATTGACACTGTGGATGAAACTGGTGCTATTACAGGACTCTCTATTGTAAGCGGTGGTCATGGATATACTGCCAGTGATGTTATTACTGTCTCTGGTGGTAATGGTGATGCAACATTTACTATTGGTAGTGTCCATGCTGGTAATGCAACCATTGACATCTCTCAGGTGTTTACTAATGCAACATTCGCACTTAGTGACGTTACTGAGATGGAAGTTGGTGCAACTGTCACTGGTGCTACATCTGGTACTACAGCAAGAATCAGTGCTCTCGGTGCTACTGCAATTACTGTTGATAATGTTGACGGATTCTTCAAGAAAGGAGAAGTCGTCAGTGCAAATGACGTTACTACTCTAACTATCTCCTCATTCTCCTGATAACTCATGTCAGCAACAAGACCCGCTACTAAAGCAGAACTGAAGGCATATGCTCTTCGTAGGTTAGGATATCCTGCCATTGACATTAATGTGTGTGATGAGCAGTTGGATGATCTAATAGAAGAAGCAATTGATTTTTGGCAGGAATATCATTACGATGGTTCTAATACAGAACTAATCAAGATTGAAGTTACTGAAGCAATCAAAACTGCTGCTGGAAGTGCTACATCTATTACGGGAACTGACTGGTCTATAAACAATTTGAAGGTGGATCTCCCACCAGGTGTCGTAGCGGTTAATCAGGTATATGCAAACTTGTCTAGCAGTAGCGTAGTTCCTGCAAACATGTTTAATATCAAGTATCAGATTTTCTTGAATGATATCTACTCATTCACAAATCACAATATCTTGCATTACTTCATGGTGTCGCAATATCTTGAAACCCTAGATTGGGTAACAAACTCTCGCGCTCACAGAAGAATACGTTATAATAAAGTTGAGAATGAATTGCATCTTGATTTCTCTTGGGATGAATTGCAAGTTGGTAATTACATCATGGTAGACTGTATCATGAGAACTGACCCAGAAATTCATACCAGCGCATACAATGACAATTGGTTAAAAGATTACTGCGAAGCATTGTTCATGCAGCAATGGGGACGTAATCTAAGTAAATATGATGGTATTCAAATGCTTGGCGGAGTTACTCTTAACGGTCGTCAAATCCTAGAAGATGCTTCTACTAGGAAAGTACAATTAGAAGAAGAAGTGCGTAAGACTTACGAACTTCCTCCAATGGATCTCATAGGATAATATGTCATATTCTAATCCCACTCCATCAGATTGCGTACAGTCAGACTACAATTCTGCCTGTAGAATTAATGTTAATGGATCAGCGCAAGAACAAAAGTTTATTGAAAATTTAATCGTAGAAAGTATTGAAATCTACGGACAAAACATTTATTATCTCCCTAGAACCTATGTCAACAAAGACACTATCCTTAATGAAGTTGAGAGTAGCGAGTTTAATCAAGCACTTCAAGTTAGAGCCTACGTCAATAATGTTGAAGGATGGGAAGGACAAGGCGAATTACTTAGCAAATTCGGAATTCGTGTTGAAGACAAAACAACGTTTATCTTCTCCCGTGCAAAGTTTGAAGAAAAAGTGGACGACAATGCGACCTTAAATGTAGAGGGTCGTCCGAATGAAGGGGATTTAATTTGGTTCCCTATTACCAAGCATTTATTTGAAATTAAGTTCGTAGAAGTTGAACGTCCTTTCTACCAGTTAGGTAAAGGATACGTTTGGGAATGTCAATGTGAACTCTTTGAGTACAGTGACGAGGAACTTAACACTGGTGTCGCTGACATTGATGCCATTGAAACTACATTCGCCAATGCTATCACTGTTAATTTTGCAGTGGGTGGTACTGGCGATTTCACTGTTGGAGAAGTTGTCGCAGGAGGCACGTCCAACGTAACCGCAGAAGTCAAATCATGGGATTCTGCCAACAGGCAGTTGCAAGTTTACAACCGTACAGGTATCTTTACAATCCCAGAAACCGTTACTGGACAGACATCTGGAGCAGCGTGGACATCTGCATCTTATAATACCCTAAATAATGTGAACTCCGAAGTTGATCAAAACTACGATTTTGAGACGCAGGATGATGACATTCTTGATTTCACAGAAGGAAATCCTTTCGGAACGTTTGCATCTACTACTGATACTACAATCTGATGTTAGGAAAATATAGCTATCACGAAATCTTTCGTAAAACTGTAGTTGCCTTTGGTACTCTCTTTAATAATATTGAGATTAAAAAGGACGATGAGGTTATGAAAGTACCTCTTGCCTATGGTCCTAAACAGAAATTTCTAGCTCGTCTAGAACAAATGGCAGACCCTACTAACAAAAGGGTACAAATTACTCTGCCAAGAATCTCTTTTGAGATTAATTCAATTGAATACGATGGTACTAGAAAGGTAGCACCTACACAAAAAGTAACCGTAGTAAGTACAACCGACAAGAGTAAAACTTCTTTCATGCCCGTACCATATAATATCGGGTTTGAGTTAGCAATTATCTCTAAGAATCAGGAAGATGGTTTGGAAATTTTAGAGCAAATTCTCTGCAACTTCCAACCTTCATATAACCTTCCTATGAAGTTAGTGCCTGATTTGAACGAAACTAAGGATGTTCCTGTTATACTTAATAGTGTGAGCTATGAAGATGATTACGAAGGAAACTTCGCACAACGCAGAGCAATCATCTATACTTTAACATTCACAGCAAAGACCTATGTTTATGGACCAATCAGCGAGAGCTCTACTATCACCAAAGTCATTGCCGACGCTTATACTTCTACTAACGTTGCTACGGCACCGAGAGAAGTTAGATACACTGTTGTCCCCGACCCTATCACGGCAGATGCTGATGACGACTTTGGGTTTGGAGAAACCTTAGAATACTTTGATGACGGTAAACAACGTAATCCAGTTTCAGGAGTAGACGAATGAGTGGCGACGTAAACATTATGGAAGAAGACAATCTGTACTTCTACAGTGCATATATGACTGAGACTAAAAAAATTGCCTTAGAATTTAAGGGAGTTCAGTTAGAGTATCTTCTTAAAGAAAATAAAAGGAAGCGTAAATCATGAGCGCATTTGATGGATTGAATGAAGTCTTTGGTACTGAACCTTCTGAACTTCAGAAAGCGATTGAGACTAAAGATGAAATCAAAAAACCTAGTGTAAAAAAATCAGAGACACAAGATGTCAAGCAAGATTATGAGTATTCTCGTGCTCAGTTAAACAGTCTTGTAATGAAAGGACAAGAGGCAGTAGACGGTATATTGGATGTTGCACGAGCATCAGATCATCCTCGTGCATATGAAGTAGCAGGTCAGTTAATTAAACACGTTGCAGACGTTGCAGATAAGTTAATTGATCTACAGAAGAAGATGAAAGATCTTGATGCTGAGGAGAAAAAAGGTCCTAACAATGTTACAAATGCATTGTTTGTTGGCACAAGTTCAGAACTACAGAAATTACTTAAGCAACAAAAAGAGATAAATAATACTGACACGAATTAACACGACACGACATGTCAGTATTAAATGTACTTAGCACCAACGCTATCGCAGGATCTGCGACGGAGTATCAGGTTGTCCAGACTGGATACTATCGCGTCCTTGCAACTGCTGGTGACTCTACTGTATCCTTCAATGGAGGACCTGCAATCACTGTATTGCAAGATCAACCTCTCTTGCTTAAAGGGGCAAAACCTGGTCAAGCAAAAATTGCAAAGGCAGTCTCTGATTCCACAGGTGACTACCAATTAGGTTATAATGTAGGGCAAGTAGCAGATACCCATCCATTCTCAGTTGATGATTTCATTGCTGTAGAAGACAATGGTACATCTCCTGCTATTGACAGCAACTTCCTATCTGCAGGCACTGTAGGTAAAAAGGTAACTGCTGCAACAGGTACAACTATTTCCACTGATATTGATTCTAGTTCTGCATCAGCAGACTATACCTATGCATCAGGCAAACAAGCAATCGTAAAACGTTGCGTTAAAATTACAGCAGGAGGACAAGCTCTTGTCGTTGAAGAAATCCAAGTCGTCGGAGGATGACGGATGCCAGCAGTCAGCAAAAAACAACAACGATTCTTCGGGATTGTTAGAGCGGCTCAAAAAGGTTCTCTCAAAGGGGAAGCGACGCCATCGGTTCAAAGAGCTGCTGCCAGCATGAAAATGAAAGATGTAAAGAAATTTGCATCTACTAAACATAAAGGATTACCTGAAAAGAAAGTGACTAAAGAATCAACATTTGCAGGAAATTATAATGGTCCTCTCTACGCACGTTGGAGTGATGTAGAAAAAGGACGTAATAAACCCATTGGTAATGAAGAACAAGAAACTCAACTTGAAAACAAAAGCGGTGATAATTCTCTCCGTGACTGGTTTAGCAAGAGTCGTTCTAGTGATGGCAAGCCTGGCTGGGTTCAGCTCGGTGGTAAATATGCAGGAAAACCCTGTGCCAAACAACCTGGACAAACAACAAAACCCAAGTGCGGTTCTTCAAAAATGAAGCGCGACCTCAATAAAGATGAAGAAGAAAGAGCGTTCCGCAGAAAGAATCGTAAAGACCCCAACCCTAATAGATCTGGAAAGGCTATTAACGTGAAAACAGAAGCAACTTATCCTCAAGACTTTAGAAATGCCGATGGTTCTAAGAGAGCTGTCGCCAAGAAAAAGACTGGTAAACCTAACGCCCAAGGAGATTATGGGAAGAAAGACCTGAACGAGGGAGAGAAGGATGCTTGTTACCATAAGGTAAAGTCTCGTTATAAGGTTTGGCCTAGTGCGTATGCCAGCGGAGCACTAGTCAAATGCCGAAAGAAAGGTGCTAAAAACTGGGGAAACAGCACTAAAAAAGAAGAATTTAATGGAAAACCATTCCAAGCATTTCAGGAAGAAGCAAAGAAGTGTTGGAAAGGTTACGAGAAAAAAGGTACACAAAAACTTTTCGGCAAAACGTACAACCGCTGCGTCAAAAAGGAAGAGACTACAAATGAGTCAGCAGCATGGACAAAGAAATCAGGGAAAAATGAATCAGGAGGACTTAATGAGAAGGGACGAAAGTCTTACGAAAGAGAAAATCCTGGCAGCGACCTTAAAGCTCCAAGCAAGAAGGTTGGAAATCCCCGTCGGGCATCTTTCTGCGCTAGAATGAAGGGAATGAAAAAGAAGTTAACCTCTAAAAAAACTGCTTCAGATCCTGATTCCAGAATAAACAAGTCACTCAGAGCGTGGAATTGCTAGAACCGATACAATCTTAATAGATTGTAACTTGCAATATTGTTAAATACTTTGTATAATGTTGAACGTACCCTCGTGGGATCCTTTTACCTATGGAACAATTTTCAGATTTCAAACTGGAACGAAAAGAATGCACTCATTGTGGTGCTACATGGATAAACGGGCAACATATTTGGAGAGGAACAGGTGCATCCGCCGAGTCCAGTGAGTTAGATCTTGCTGGACTTGTTTGTAATAAGTATGGTAATGCTGAATGCATTAATCCTATGAAAGGCATGGAAGGTGGACAAACTTGGGAGTATCGTGCAGGATTTATTGATGGCATGATAAAAGCCTCTACCGATTTAACAAAAGGAGAAGAATGACCCTATCCCAAAACAAAAATGATCTGTTTTCATTGAAGACTTATTACACTGCTAAGGAAGTGGATGAGTTGATAGATAATGCAGTTCAATATGCTTTGGCAGAAGCAAAGAAAATTGATGATGCTTCCATGGCGAAGCACAATAGAGATGCTACTGTGATCAGTATGATCCTAGGGTTTACAACTCTCGCATTATTTGTGGATGGATTACTAAGAATGTTAGGAATTATTCCACCATTCATGTCTCTTGACGTGAACTTACTAGATCAAATAGTACAAGAAGTATTAGATAAACTACCGAAATGATTGATTGGGATCACAGTTACTGGAGATTTGCTGAACGATGGAATGGTCGTTTGGCAATGGTTGGTGTTGTGATTCTGGTAATCAAATCGCTATGGTAGTATGGGGTGTTATATGGATGATAGTCATCCTTCTCATAATGGTAACTTGGTATATCGTCTATATAATGAAGATGGCCTTCAAGGAATTAAACGATGGGAGCAATGACACCCCCAAGTCGGAAGAGTTGTTACAACTTCCGAGTAATAGAGATCAACAGAGTAGTTGATGGTGACACTATTGATGTTACTATTGATCTAGGATTTGACTTATACAAAAAAGAAAGAGTTCGTATCGCTGGAGTTGATACTCCTGAAAAGAGAACTCGTGATTTAGAGGAAAAAGCACTTGGAATTGATGCGACAAATTGGCTCAAAGATAAACTTGAAGGAGCTATTGATGGTGATGACGATCTCGTTATCCGTACTGAGTTGGATGGCGGTGTCGGGAAGTACGGGAGGTTATTGGGATGGTGTTACATCGGAGACTCCGAGTTGTCCCTCAATGAAATGATGATTACTGAAGGATATGCATGGGCATATGATGGAGGTACGAAACAGAAAAACTTTGAAGAACTACGAGAAATCCGTCGTACCTATGGTACGCTAACCGATGAATGACGAGTTTGACTTTGGAGAAGACTTTTTCCCTTACGAGGGAGAATGGTACATGACCATGAATATGGGTGTTGGAGAAATCCGACTACTCTATAATCATGTATGTTATTCTCTAGAAGTTTGGCCAGGTTCACCCGCTAGACCCCCCGAAGAACAAGAATATTTGAAACTCTTGAAACACAAACTCTTTGCTATGTTAACTGAATACACATTTTATGAAGCTAATTAAACGTGAACAAGTAATTGTCATTGATGACATATTTACTAAAGATGAAATTCAATGGATGGAAGATTACTTTACCTTATTTGATGGGTGGCAGTTAATCTTTGACGATCCTGAACAAAGTCTTACCCAGTATTCATTGGGTCAAGTTATTGACCTACCAAACTTCGGTGAGTTTGAACAGTTTTGTATGAGAGTTTTTAAGGAACGATCTGGTGTCCCCGTTCCAAATTTTCATAGAGTAGTATATAATTGTTTCCGATTTGGAGACAGTCCGAACTTACATATTGATGGTGAGCAGGAAGATGCTCTAAGCTTTATGGTTTATCCCAATACTAAATGGAGTGAAGCATGGGGTTCTGAAAGTGTGTTTGTTCGTGACGGAGAAATCACAGATGCCATCATCCCTAAACCTGGTAGATTAGTAATCTTTCCAGGATCAATCCCTCATGGTGCAAAAGCGCCAAATAGAAATCATGAGGGAGTTGCACGATTCAGTGCTGTATTCCAATACACACCTGGTCAAGAAGAAGAAATGCTTCAACACGCTGAAATGTGCAAACCAAATACTAGACCTTTCCCTATGAGTTATGGCGAATAACGAAGTATATCTAGGCAATCCCAATCTAAAGAAAGCAAACGTTCCTACTGAGTTTACCAAGGATCAGATTGCTGAGTTTTTGAAGTGCTCGGAAGATCCCGTGTACTTCATTAAAACATATGTGAAGATCGTCTCATTGGATAAGGGTCTAGTACCATTTGATATGT